GTGTTTAAGCCCGCTGGCGTCGGATCGTTTACCACTGCGGTGAAACTTCAAAAGCGCATTGCGACAAAAGTCAGTGGTGCCTTGGAATTCACCTATGAAGCTGCGTCAGATCCGATCCTTAACTGTAACTTCAAAACGTATGGAGGCACCGAGACCGTCGTCAATGGAAGTCTGGTGATTCTCAATACTGCGACGTTAGTCACTTGGTATCGCCAAGACATTCAAGCTGCCGATCGAATCTTGTTACTGCAAGAAAACAGCGTTTGGGAAGTGCTTGGCGAACCCGAAAACATCGACATGCGAAACCAATATCTCATCTTGAAAGTTCGCAAGATTTCTGGAGGTGCCTAATGGCTAAGAATGCCATGAAACTCGACTTGAGCGGCGTCAAGGAACTCCTGGAGCGCATTCAGAAAGCCGGAGGCAACATTGATGCGGCAGCCGAGAAAGCCATCGTTGAAAGCGCCAAACCGTTTTTGAGCGATCTCAAAGTGGGCATTAAGAATCATCGTCGAACTGGACTTACCGAAGCTTCGCTCAATGATCCGACCCAAATTGAAAGGGAAGGAAATCGGCTCACGTTAAACGTGGGCTTTGATTTAAGGAAGGGGGGTCTACCCGCACTGTTTATCGAACACGGGACACCCCACATGAAACCCGAACCCTTCATTCGACAGGCTATTCAACGTAACCAAGCCAAAGCACGAAAAACACAACAGACAATCCTTACCCAAATTATGGAGGACTTGAAACGATGAATGTCCGAGAAAAACTAATTGCGGCACTAACACCAATGGGATTGGAAGTACGTCTGCAGGGATCCATCGCAGAGAATGAACTGCTTCCCGAGAGTTTCTTGACCTACTTCATTATCGATAGTCCGGATGGAAACAGCTATGAGGATGGACCCCTTGTGTCCTATATTCGCATTCAAGTCGTGCTCTATTCGACCAAGATGAGTCTCTTGAATTCGCTACCGCAACAAATCTTTCTCGCTTGTCGCAATGCAGGATTCATCCGAGATAGTCGAGGACGCGATCTAGGCTTTGAAGGCGATCATTATGGATGGAGTATGAACTTCATCACCACAGAAAGGAATTTCTAACCTATGTCTCAACCCTATGTATATGAAGAATATCAAGGTTTCGACAATCTATACTTCGCGGAAATCACGAAAGACGATGCGACTGCCTATACCGCCGGAACGCCGGAGGTCTTAGCGCCGGCTGGGGAGATTTCAGTAAAAACGGAACGCGCCTCGGACCCGAAGTATTATGACAACCAACCGTTTCTGATCGTCACCGCCGAAGGCTTCGATGAAGCTACGCTGACGGTCCCAGTCCTTCCGATTGCCCTTGTTGCACGACTCCTTGGAAAAGTGGTGGATACCGTGACTGGCGCACTCCTTGATACCGGTGAAACGCAAACGAAGTACTTTGCGATCGGATACCGGCTACGCTTTACCGATGGCACCTATCGCTACGTCTGGCGTCACAAAGGGACCTTCCGACTGGATGAAGAAAGTGCCAAAGCGCAAGACAGTTCCACCGACACCAACAATCACAAACTAGTCTTCACCGGGATCACGACGAAGTTCCGCTTCGAACTTCCGGATGCCAGTAAAAAACCCGGAAAGCAACTGGTTGTGGATGCCCGGGATGGGAAAGCAGATGTCGCGAGTTGGTTTACTCAGGTTGTAACACCAGAGAACCTAACGGTGATTACGCCGACTCCTTAACAAGGTGAGTGCATGAAATCAAGCATCTCGTTAACGATTTACGATGAAACGGATGAAATCTTGGCGGAGTTTTGTGAGACACGAATCCGCTGGGGGATCATCGAAGATGTGGTCGATCTCTCCGAAAAACTATCAGGAAAGTCCGAACGGGAAGCCATCCAAGCGATGGGGACCTTCATCCAATTGGTCTTCCCCAAACTGACAAAAGAATTTTTACGCCAAGCGGATGTGAATGACATCAAGCGATGTTTCCAACAGATCGTGAATGTCGTCAAAAACATCGAAGGAACCTCCGAAAAAAACGTGGAAACGGTGAAGACTCCTTAGCGAAGGATGAAGATTCTTCACCACTTTCCGAAATCCTCTTCGAACTTGTATTGAACCTCTGTAAAGCGTTTCCCGCACTGGATCCTTTCCGACTTCGGCGAGAAGAAGCGGATGAAGTCATTCTTCTCATCAACAAGCTCTCTCGCCAGGGACGCAAGAAACCAAGTTCTACCGAGAGTGCAAAACAACGTAAGAAAGTCTACGCGGATCAAGTGAATTGGTTCTAGAAAGGGTGGTGATTGAAGATGGCGGATGAAATCTTAGGTGGAAAGTGGACGCTGGATACAACCGATTTCAAAGCCGGTATCACCGAAGCCAATCGCTTGATCCGGATAGCGGACTCCGAGTTTAAAGCAGCAGCGGCCAGTATGGGAACCTGGGGTGAAAACGCCGACGGACTCAGTGCTCGAATCAAAAGCCTCTCAACCATCGTAGACATCCAAGAGCAGAAAGTGCGTGCCCTTAAAGAACAGCACCAACAAGTCTCAGAGACCTATGGAACCAATTCCAAAGCGGCTCAGGATCTTGAGGTGGCAATCAATCGCGAGTCGGCGTCTCTAAACCGAAATAAACTTGAACTCGATGAGACGCAAACTTCTCTCATAAAACTAAAAGATGGTTCAGAAGATCTGGTCAAACAGAAGGAAGCGTTGAAGAAAAAAACCGATGAGCTCACGTCTTCAATGAATGAACTTGGAAAGAAAGCTCTCGTCGCCGTGACCGCAGCCGCAGCGGCTGCAGGTGCAGCGATTTTGAAGCTGATGAGTAACGCGGGGCACTTTGCGGATGATCTCATCACACTCTCCAATAAAACCGGAATCTCCGTCCAACAACTGCAAGAGTTGGATTATGCGGCGCGTTTTGTGGATGTGTCCGTTGAAACTATGACCGGATCTTTGAATAAGATGACCCGGACAATGGATGATGCTCGCGATGCCCTATCTTCAGGAAAACTCAATGACCAAGCAGCAGCCTACAAGGAACTTGACGTTCAGATTACCAATGCGGATGGTTCCTTACGCAACAACAAAGAAGTCTTCTATGAAGTGATCGACGCCTTAGGTAAAGTCACCAACGAAACCGAACGAGACGCCTTAGCCATGCAGATCTTTGGGAAGAGTGCGACGGAGTTGAATCCACTGATCAAGGCAGGATCGACGGAGCTCAGCCGCTTAGCCCAAGAAGCGCACCAGGTTGGGGCGGTTGTCAGCAACGAGGGCGTGAGTGCCCTGGGACAATTTGACGACAACATGGAGACCCTGAAAGCTTCCACGCAAGGCTTGATGAACGAAGCCTTGGCGCAACTTACACCGGTGATCAATGACCTAGTTACCCAACTCAAAGACAACATGCCCGCGATCATCGAAGCCATTCAAGGCTTCATCACCTTTACAATCGAAAATGGACCAACGATCGTCGCAGTCATCGGAGGGATAGCAGTTGGACTCGCGGCTTGGAATGTGGTGACCATGATCCAGGGATTAATTACGATGGTCAAAGGTTGGCAAGTTGCTACCGAGGGGATGAGTGCCGCACAAGCCCTGCTGAATATCGTGATGGCCGCCAATCCGATTGGAATCATTATCACCCTTGTCGCCGCCCTTGTCGCTGGGATCCTCATCCTCTGGAATACCAATGAGGATTTCCGAAAAGCTGTGAAGAAAATCTTTGAGGGAATCTTATCAACCATCAGCGAGGTGGTAGGGAAGATTGTAACCTTCTTTACCAAAACCATCCCCGAAAGTCTCTCAAAGGTTGGGGATTGGTTCAAGGACATTGGTTCCAACATCGTCGAAGGAGTATGGAGTGGTATTCAAGGCATGACTTCATGGATCGGAGATAAAGTCGGTGGTTTCTTTTCTGGGATCATCGATGGGGCGAAGGATCTCTTGGGGATACGATCGCCTTCCAAAGTCTTCGCGGGGATTGGAGAGAACATGGCTCTTGGCTTAGGTTCTGGGTTTAGCAGTGAGATGAAGTCGATCAATGCGGACATCCAGAAGGCAATACCGACATCCTTCAATGCGAGTGTCCCACCGAGCAACTTTGCTCCTGTAGCATCCGGTTCGAGCGGACCATCGATTCAATTGACGCAAAACATCGTATCGCCTAAAGCCCTCTCAGCCTATGAAGTCTATCGCCAAACGAAGAACGCCGGTCAAGTGTTGGCCGTTGCTTTGAGCAAGGGAGGGTAAGGCATGATCCAACTTCAATACATCAATGCGAATCAGCAATCCCTCGCACTCGGGGATGACAGTGACTTCGCATTGATCGATTTTACTGGTATCACGCCGCCCAAAGCCAACATCCAAATCCAAGCCATCGCAGGCTTTGATGGCGCAACCTTTGTCAATGCGTCGGTGAATCCACGCAATCTGGTCCTCACACTCCAACTTCAAGTAGAAGTGGAAGCCAACCGTCAGAAACTCTACGAACTCTTCAAAATCAAGCAGAAGGGAACCTTGATTTATACCTCTGAGCGGATTGAAGCACAGATCGAGGCCTACGTCGAGGCGCTGGAAATTCCTCCGATGAGTTGGCCAGTCAAAGCGATGATTTCCTTGCTTTGTCCTCAACCCTACTTCGAAGCTTTACAGGACATCTTGACGGACATTTCCTTCATTGAATCCACTTTTACCTTTCCACTTGAACTCACCGACGTAGGCGTTGAAATGGGGATCGTTGTTCCTTCTGAAGCGGTCAACCTCTATAATCCCGGAGACATTTCCGTTGGTATGAAGATCCGCTATAGTGCCAATGGGGAAGTGGTGAATCCGAAACTCATCAATACCCAAACCTTGGCGTTCATCGAACTTCAAACGACGATGTTGGCGGGGGATGTACTGACGATTACAACGGATGTTGGCAAGAAACGCATCGAGCGCTTGCGAGGCGGTGAAGTTACCAACCTCTTTAATGCTTTAGCCTTGGGATCCACTTTCCTGCAGTTGGAAGAAGGAGACAACGTCCTTTACGCCACCAGCAGCAGCGGTTCTTCTTCGCTGTTTACGGAGATTACCTTTCGTCCTAAATACAGCGGGGTATAGCCAATGGAACTTCGAATCTATGATACACAACTTGACTTGATTGGAATTCTCGACACCGCGACTGACGTCATTTGGCATCGCGTCTTTCATTCTTGTGGGGACTTTGAAATCCATATCCCAGCCACCCCAGAAGCCATTGAGCTGCTCAAGATGAATCATCTGGTAACTAAGAAGGATGCTCTTGAGTTTGGAATCATCGAAACCCTGTCACTGGAACAAAACGAAGCCGGTGAGAACTTAAAGATTATCGGACGATTTGGATCCAGTATCCTCGATCGACGGATCCTCTTTGAGACACATACCTTCAACACAACCGTTGAAGAAGCCATGCGAAGCTTAGTCAATGCATGCTGCATTACCCCGACGATCTCAGACCGGATCATACCTGAAGTTGAACTCGGACCCATGATGGGATTTGCTGAGGTAATCCATTTTCAAGCGACCTATAAGAATCTCTTATCTACCTTAAGAAGCCTGTCTGAAACCAGCGGTCTTGGATTCCGTGTTCGATTCATTCCAAATGACAAGAAATTCCGCTTTGAGGTGATGAAACCGTTGGACCGATCCTTCTTGCAGAGTGAGAATCCGCGCTTCATCTTCAGTAATGATTACGACAATCTACTCACCTCAAACTATCAAGAAAATGCGCAAGCCACATCCAACCTTGCCCTTGTTGGTGGGGAAGGGGTCAAAGAAGACCGAACACTGATTCTCGTCGGGAGCGAAAGCGGCTTAGGACGTCGCGAAGTCTTCGTGAATGCCAAAGACATTCGCATCGAAGATGGAATGAGCACAGAGGAATATGAGATGCTGCTTGCTCAAAAAGGATTTGAAGCCTTGACACCAACGATGGAAACCTTTGAAGGAACGGTACTCCCTAATGGCAATGGTACCTATAAAGTCGACTATGACTTAGGGGACATCGTGACCATTGAAAATAGCCGCTGGGGGAAACGGATCCATGTCCGGATCACGGAGATCACCGAGGTTGAAGATGCTTATGGAAGTTCTATTCACCCAGCCTTTGGCCAAGCATCGAGAGTTCATTCGTTGAGTGAACCCGATACTTCAGAATCTGGAGCAAGCGGATCACCCACCCTGACTCCCAATCGAGTCGTGATTTCGGATGGATCAGGAAACCTTGTCGCCGGATCTCCTTCATCAACTGAGGTTGGGTATCTTGCAGGAGTAACCTCTGCGCTTCAAACGCAGCTCAACAACCTTTGGAATCTGATCTATCCCATCGGTGCCTTGTACCTAAGTGTGGTTTCAACAAACCCAGGGCTCCTCTTTGGTGGTACGTGGGTGCAGATTTCGGACAAATTCTTGTTGGCGGGTGGATCGACGTATAGCCCAGGATCCAGTGGTGGATCGGCTACGCATACGCATTCCTCGCCTTCACATGCCCATGAACTTGCAGCTCACAGTCACAGTTCAGCCTCGCACAGTCATGGTGTTGCAGCTCATAATCACAGTTCAGCCGCACACACCCATGTCGTTCCGGCTCACAACCATACCCTGGTATCAGGCTATGCTTTAATTCGTGGGAATACCGGGTACATCTACAATCGTCAAAAAGCTGTTTCTCCGGTTTGGACCGAGACAAATAAGAACGCTGGTGCCTGGTCAGCATCCTCTGCAACCAATGGTGCCGCGACTGAATTGGGTGGGTCCACAGACAATACCAGTCTATCGACCGATTCAACAACGCCTGGGAATACGGGTTCGACTGCGTTGAACACCGATACTACGACTCCAGGGAACACAGGATCTATCGCCTTAACGACGGATGCGACAACACCTGGATCCACTGGAAGTACGTCGAATCTGCCTCCGTATCTCTCTGTCTATGTTTGGAAGCGTACTGCGTAAGGAAGGAGAGTTCTGAAATGGCTCTACGAAGTGGATTCTTCAATAGTGTTGCTGGTGATCGATTGTACTCGGCTGCGGAGTTCGCGGAATACTTCGCCGCCTTCATTGGGAGTGGGGTTTTCCCAGAGCCCAGTACAAGTCTGAAGATCGAAGCAACAACCGGCTTGACGCTTAAAATCAAAGCAGGGAAAGCATGGATCAATGGTTATTTCTTGATCAATGACGCGGACTATACCGAGATCATTCCGGTGAACGCAGTGTTAAATCGCATTGATCGATATGTCGTTCGACTGCAGTTTGCCTCCAGGAGTATGACGATTATACGCAAGGAAGGCGTGGCAGCGTCGAATCCGGTCGCACCGAGTGTTACGCGCGATGCGGAAAGTATTGAGCTCTCGTTAGCGCTGATTCAAGTCAACGCCGGGGTAAGTTCGATCTCGGCTGGAAACATCACCGATACGCGATCTGATGCGAGTGTGTGTGGACTTGTGTCCTCGACGATCACCAATCTGCCCTACATGACACCCAATCGTGCACTGATCTCCGATGCGTCCGGAGAACTCGACGTCAGCAGTGTGACGAATGTTGAACTCGGGATGTTGAGTGGGGTGACCTCCGTGATTCAAACACAGCTCAACGCCAAGCAAGCGACGATCAATGGAGCGGCTTCCACCATTACTTCGGGAAATCTAACCGCCAACCGAGTCTTACTATCGGATGGAAATGGCAAAATTGGTATAAGCACTGTAATTACTACAGAATTAGCGACTCTTGCAGGGGTGACTTCTGCCATACAAACGCAGCTCAACGCCAAGCAGGCGACGATCGGTGGAGCGGCTTCTACCATTACTTCGGGAAACCTAACCGCCAACCGAGTCTTACTTTCGGATGGAAATGGCAAAGTCGCCAATAGCGACATCACCAACGTGGAACTGGAGCAGTTAGCTGGAGTGACATCCGGGATTCAGTCGCAACTGAACGCCAAATTAGGAACCTCGGCTCAAGCAGCAGATGCGCTGAAAGTCGGAGGGAAAAAGATCACGGTTGGGACAGTCGCACCCACATCGCCTGTCACTGGAGATGTCTGGATTGATACCAATTAGGTGGAAGGGGCAGTAACATGGCAAACCAAACGTTTGGCTACCTAACCGCTCCAAACTACGGACGTTGGGGTGGATCCTCGACGTATGCCTGTGTCGGATTAAGATCGACTATGCCCGAGGATGGAGTTATCCTGCAACTCTCGGTCTATCTCGGTCGCTATGCGGATGCGACGGTTCCAATTGTCTGGGGAGAGATTTGGAATCGCAGCACAGGAGCAATCCTTGCACAGTCTCTGAACTCGATCTCCCCAACCAACACGACGGATACGTACTCCGAACTGGTCAAGGTGACCTTCCCGATGCAAAACATCAAGATCGTAGCCGGTACGCCATTATGGATCGGATTCGCACGAAACTCAGCGGATGCCAATCGAGCGTTGTGGTTTGGTTCAAGAACCGGTGCTTCCGGACAGAATACAGATTATCTCAATGCCTCACGATCGACACCCGGATCCTTCGCGGTGACCAACACTTGGGCCAATGAAGCACTCTATGTCGAGGTGGTTTATAAAACAGGTGGTCAAGTCAAAGTCTGGAATGGATCCACGTTTGACTCGAAACCAGCTAAAGTCTTCAACGGATCATCCTGGTTGGAGAAACCGGTCAAAATCTGGGATGGATCCCAATGGAAAGAAAGTAATTCGTAAAAGGAAAAGGAACAAACATGAATACCACACTCTTGCTACAACAAATCACCGTCGCGATTCTTGTCTCCGCCGTCGTGCTTCCGACCGTCCAACGCGTCAAAGGATGGTTCCCCAACAGTACTTGGGTCGAAGTCTTCAGCGCAATCCTAGCAGTTGCCTTGGGAATTCTAATGTCCCGGTACTATGCTAGATATGACTGGGTTGCCTGTACATGGGTCGGATTCTACTCCCTCATTGGTGCAGAAGCCATTTACCGTCTACTGGGTGAGAAAATGACGACCTTCGCAGATAAAAAAGACATCTGGAACTTACACGAAACCGATCCGGATGAATTGGCATTCCTATCTGCAGATGAAAGTGAGGATTCGCCTCATGACGAAAACCAATGAAGGACTAGTCGCTTACTGTAAAACCAAGCTCACCCTCCCGACGATTTATATGTTGGGAGGGTTTGGTCGGTTACTCACCCAAGCCAACATCGATCGACGGATCAACCAGCTTAGGTGTCCCCACACGATCCAAAACCTGAAGACGATCCAATCCGGCATCGGTAAATACTGTTTTGATTGCGTGGGACTAATCAAAGGGTATCTCTGGGAAGAAAAGCCCGGGATCGTCCCTTACAACATCCCTAAGGGCTCGGATCAGAATGTCAAAATGATGTACTCCGCTTGTCTGCAAAAAGGACCCCTTGCCAGCATGCCAGACCTTCCAGGGCTGCTTGTCTTTACAGAGAACCTTGGACACGTCGGCGTCTATATCGGCAAGGACCCCGCTGGAAAGCGGCAATACATCGAAGCCACGCCTGCCTGGAATATATGGGGAGTAACACAATCGAATGATGAGATTCGTAAATGGGCATTCTGGGGAAAGTATGGCTACATCACGTACATCGAACCGAAAAAGGAACCGGTCCAATCCGAAATCAAAGTCGGAGATTTTGTCTTGGTATCCGGGGTCGGAAGGGGCACCAGTCTCGGAACCGGTGGTTTCACAGCAAACCTCAAAAGTCGTCGCATGAAAGTCATCAAGATTCTCTCCAAAGCACCTTATTCATATGGTTGCTCGTTCAATCTCAAAGCAGTGATTGGAGAAACCGGATCAAGATATATCACCGCCTACTTCAAACCAACTTCGATACGAAAGGGGTAAGACATGTCGCCAGATATCACATTCAGCTTATCGGTTCTTATTGCGATTGCGGGTTGTTTTGTGGGGCTGGCTGGTTGGATCCATGCCCGTGATTCAAAGATCAGCAATGACGCGGAATGGAAGGGAAACGTGAATGCGAAGCTCGACATGGCCATTGGACTTAGAAAAGATCATGACGAACTCGAAGAAAAGCACAATAGTAACACCGAACGCATTGGCCGTGTCGAAGAGTCGACAAAAGCTGCTCATCGCCGAATTGATACTCTCGAGCAAACAAGAAAACCTTGTGATCTTTAACAAAGTGCTTGATTCTAGATTAATTAAGAAAAATCGTATGTTATAATTCAGATGTAAGGTAATGTGGTGGGAGA